TCCGCCTCTGAAATGTACGTGTACTCGATACTGAGAGTCGCTGTAAACGTCCCCGTGTACGGAACTGCTGGTTGCGTGAAAAAGGTTGACGGGTTCCAAACGATACGAAACGTCACGTCATCCTTGATAGCACACAAAGGAAGACCTTTATCAAACAGGGAAAAAGGTAAAGGAACGTAGTACGAGCCCAAAGGGACGTTTTGAAACTGAAGAGTCTTTCCGGTCAAAAACTTAAGAGCAGGCTGCTTCCCCTTTGGAATAGTTAAATCATACGTCATCTCTATGTATTCTCCGTAAAGACGCTCGACGAGCTCAGAGCCTATGTACAGTTCGACATATTGGAACATGAGTGTCCCGACCGAGTCAAGGACGGTTCCAATGTTCGGAAACTGGACAAGCATATACATATTCGTGATGAGATCTCCATTTCGAGGTAAAATTCTGTGATTTTCAGACCCAAAAGTCACACTTTGCTCGTCGAATATAACCTGATCGACTCGTTGGGCAAACTGAGTCTGACCTGCGTACCGCTCGACGAAATATGTGACTTGTGGATCACCACTCAGTGAAATGTCCTCTTGGCCCAAAAAGGACAAACTGGCACGACCGGCCATCTCTAGTAAGTTTGAGGAAAAGAAACAGGCGGCGTTAGCCGCCTCTTTTTCTCAGACTTTTCCCCTGGAACCTCTGGGAAACTCCAAGAAACTCCCTGGAACCTCCGGGGAACCCTGACGGACAGCACAACCAGGGGGAGCGAGGGTCCTTAACAGGACCCGAGCCCGCGCCCCCTAGTTGAACATGATTCCCGCAATTCCATTCTCGACCCGAAGGATATTTTGGGACGTTGCAAGAATCCGGAACGATTTTGCAGGCAAAAATGTACCAGCGATATTAAGTTCCAACATGACTTGGTGAATACGCGAAAAGTTGATAGAGCCCGATGGGTTCCCCGCGCTTGGATTGGTCGAAAATGCGTACATGAAAAATTGACGACCGAACACTTGGGGCTGAGGAGGTGGCGGTATCGAAAAGAAGTTTGTGTGATGATTGAAAGGTTCTATGGACCCGACGTAGGCTGTATCCGTAACGCGCGTCAAAAAGGCGTCTTCACCGTTGAACGTCAGACCCAAAGACGCGAGTCCGTTGTTCGAGTAGTCATAAGGCGCTTGAGAGACGGGCTGAATGATGAAAAAGAGTTCCTTGACGGGGTTTTTGAAAAAGAGTTCGAATATGGCGGATGTGAACCCGGCCTGTAAATCAAACTGGTCATACTGGGTCTGTGTGATGATATAGTCAATCTGGTGACTCTGAAACCAATTAATTTCAGGATTTGAAAGGTACGCGTACTCCGTGATGATGGTGGCTTGGAGCGTCGGATTCGTAACCGTGAATGATGTCAAGTTTGAAAAGGGCCGGAACGTGACCCAGACCTCCACGTCTTGTCTATCGAGTGCGCAGATGGGAATGGACAGTTCGGGTGAACCGTAAAAATAAAAGGGTAAATTCACATAGTACGTCCGGCCGGGAGGTCCGACGCTCGTTTGCGTATCGTATTTCCCCGTCAAAAGTTGAAGACCTGGTTGGTTCTCGTACGTAACGTTCAATTCGTTCCAAATTTCTATATATTCACCCGTGATACTCTGGATAGTTTGACCACCGATCTTAAGGTCTGCGTTCTGTATGAGGTACGTACCGACCGAGTCGCAATACGAATAGTTGGTCAGTAAAGGGTTACTGAACTCGTTGGACGTGAGTGGATACACGGCTAAAAAGGTACTGTCCTTCAAAAGGTTCGAGCTTGGTTTGTCCGTCTGTAACGTCACGGAGTACGAAAGGGCATTATTTGTAATGTTAAAAGGGACCGATATCGTATAGGGTGGAGCGATACCCAAGTTCAAAGCAAAACTCTGAGCGTAGCCCGTCTGCGAATTTGAGATTGAAATTGATGTGACGAGGTTCGAACACGACAAAACACCGGTCAACATGTACGACATGGTATTTGCAAAGACCAAGGACCCATCACTCCCAGTGAAAATCATCGTCGAGTTGGACGTGTTACTGAATTGTGTTCTAAAATTGAGTGTTGCTGGAAGGACCGTATTGTTATCCTTGGGTCTAAATATGATTCCGTTTTGGGGCAAAGAGTACGTCGGGGAATCGTAAGGTGTAAGTCCGACCTCTTGGAGGGTCACAAAGGAGTTTGAAAGGACGATCGCAGGTCCTCGGGTCGAGGACAAGGTTACGTAGTACGAAGCAAGGTTCGAGGCGACCAAAGGTAAAGAAAAGGCGTACGTCGGGTTTCGGCCCTGAAGCGTCATATCGTACGAGTAAATCTTTGTACGTATGGATGCAATGTTACTCCATAGACCGACATTCGTCACGTAATTTTCCGGAACACCGGAAAGACTCAGGGACCCTGAAATGACGTACTGTGCGTTAGACGTGAAATTAAACTCTGAATTTGGAGCGAGCGTCACGAGGTACTGGGACAGAGGCGCGACGTTTCCATAAAAAGGAATCTTCGTATTTGTGCTTCCAGGTAAATTTATGTTTGTGTTCAATTGGTACGTTTCATTGACGGGCCCTATGGAAAAGTACGTTCCCGGAAAAGCCGTCGTTCCCGTACTTTGGGTATAAAAGTAATAGTACGCCGTCGTACTCGTGACGACGATAGGAATGACCGTCGGTGAAGACGGGTCGGGCGATACGGTATAGTTGTACGAGCCTAGGAACGTCGGAGCTCCTACGGGTTGACCGTCGACCGTTCCCGTTCCGTAACTCACGGACTGAATAGACCCGGTCGTAAGGTTAAACCCGGCCCGAATCGCATAGTATCCCGTTCTTGCAAACTGGATACACCCTCCGGGCGTCACAGTATAACGAGTTGTTAGAGCGTAATTTGGTGTCCAATACGCTCCAGATGCATTAGTACTGGAAAAATTAATAAACTGAAGACCGGTCATAGGGTACCCACTGGGTTGCGCCACGGTCAAGTACAGAGCCGGCAAGGGATCGACCGGAATACCTTGCGTCTGGACCCACCCAGCTTGTTGGAGATTAAAGTCCGGAGTCACTATACCCGACGTCGTGGCGTTATACACGAGGTTTCCGTAATTGTCTCGAGTCGAGTAATTGACGGGATCAAACCCCCAAAACACGCCCGAAAAAGCTGAAGTGGCCGGCTGATTCTGTTGAACGATAACGTTCGAAACTCCGGAAAACTGGAAGGAGTTTGTTCCATCAATGTACGAAAGGTACGGGAGAAAATTCACGTCCCAGAGGTTCAGGGAGGCGGCGTTCGATGAATAGTACGAAAACCCGTAACTGGCTTGTAAAGGTCCGGTGATGGTTCCATTTGGGAGACCGAGCCAAAGAATAGGGTAATTCGTATTGGACGGTGGGTTCGGCCACGTCCAATCGTTTCCGGGATTGTACAGAGCAGGGAGCGTTGCTTTGAGCGTTAGGCCCCGTATGAGGTCTCCTTTTGGTGGTATTCGACATATGGATGTTCCTCCATACGTCACAATTTGATCATTAAAAGCGATATCGTACGCCTCCAGGACGAAAGGTGTGTGTCTCTTGTACACGCCCGAAAAGTACGTCACCTGAGGAGACCCCGTGAGGTACGCGTCCTGTTGTCCAAGTGCCACAAGTTGTATGTATCCTGCGGACATCCTACAAGAGGCCAACATTTTGTCCCGCCTTGGATCGCGAGCGAGACCAAGTCCGAAGGACTTGTGATCCCCGACTCGCGCTCCAGGCCACTTCCTATTTTGTTTCAAAATTGCAGGAAAGGAGAATGTCTTTGGCACTCCGAAAGTTCGACCCGTCCAAGATGGCCGATGATAAAGTCTGCGTCTTCATAGGAAAACGTGGAACGGGTAAATCGACACTCGTCACGGATATCCTGTGGCACAAGAAACACTTACCGGCCGGTATCGCCATGTCAGGAACCGAGGAGGGAAACGGGTACTATAAGCAGTTTATTCCGGACCTCTTTGTTTTTGGAGACTATAATCGTGATGCCCTTGAACGGATCATAGATCGTCAAAAGAAACTCTTGGCGGTCGGTCGGTGTTCACCGGTCTTTGTCCTTATGGATGATTGTATGTACGACCGGTCTTTTATGAGGGACACGGCTATCCGTCAGCTCTTTATGAATGGCCGACACTGGAAGATTTTCTTCATGATGACGACCCAGTATTGTATGGACATGACCCCCATGATTCGTACCAACGTGGACTACGTGTTTGCGCTCCGTGATAACGTCCGTCAGAACCGTGAGAACCTGTACAAAGCCTTTTTCGGTGTATTTCCAACCTTTGACCAGTTTTGTCAAGTTATGGACGCGTGTACCGAGAATTACGAGTGTCTCGTCCTCGATAACACCTCAAAAAGTAACCGTATCACGGATTGCGTGTTCTGGTACAAAGCACCCATCAGGAGGAACTTCCGGGTCGGATCCCCGTCGTTTTGGCAGTACCATCAGAGACACTATAACCCACGGGCCGCACATAGACCGACACAACCGGAGCCCGCCGTCAAGAGACGAGGCGGGTCCGTGAACGTCGTCAAGCGCGCTTGACCTTCCTTTGTTAATTTCCTTTTAAAATTCAGAGATGATGACCTACGACCCAGACGCGAGTACTCTTATAAGTGAGATTCCTCAGGTTTCAGTCAACGAGGAACTGGCTCGTCAAGCACTGGCCAGAGCACCCGAGGAGGGTGCCAAGTCCGTTCCGACCGGGCTTTTGAAGCTAGAAAAAAAGGTTGACGAATCTCAAATGGCTGATTTCTCAACATCGATCGAGGAACTTATGCAGAACGAGATCCAGGGTCCTCCTACGATGGCGGGTCCTTCGGCCGCCGTACAGAGGCGCCAGGAGGAGCCTCAGGAGCGTAAAAAAAAGGGAGCTTCAGGCAACCCTTTCGGTCTCACGGATGAGCAGTTCCAGGCGGCTTTGGCCGGTGTTGCGTCCGTCATCGCCTTTTCCAAGCCGGTCCAGTCTCGGCTTCGTACGATGGTCCCCAAGTTTGTGGGCGAGTCCGGTGACGTGTCGCTCACAGGCTTGGCTGTGACGGCTCTCGTGGCCGCCCTCGTGTTTTACATTATTAAGAAGTACTTGGTGGACAGGAATTGAGACCAGTCGCGCAGCGACTGTGATCCCTAAGAGTCAAAAGACCGAGGGGCGAGAGAAACCTGCGGTTTCTCGGTCCCGCCCCCGTCTTTCACCGTGTCCCCACAATACTTGCGTTCCCCATCCAACGTATAGAGCCCTTTTGAAACACAAAGAGTTTTGAGCTTTTCAAAATTTGTCCAAAAATGCGTCGTGTGATCGTACTCCGGTACAGACATGTGTGCTAATTCGTGAATGAGTACATACATTGCCGAATTTACATCGTCTCCGTCCAGACAGATGTATATTTCGTACCCCTTATTGACGTTCGAACCTATAGGACCCTTGCTCCTGTCCCACCCACTCATACCTGTGAGTATCGATGGTTTCAAGACTCCGGACCACATTGGGTCACCCGTCTGACGAAGCATATCCAGTGTGGCCCAGTACCTTTGCTTGAGTTCAGTCAACATAGGAGGTTCCTGGTGGTACCAGAAAAGTAAAAGAACAAAGACAAACAGGACCCCTGTGATGACCGGCCACATTACCTATTCTTACGAAAGACAAATTTTGAGTACAAATCGGAGATGAGTCCCGTAGGCTCTGGAAGCATGGGTTCCCACAGGACCAAGTCGAGCCCGAGGACCGCGAGGTCCTTGACGAGAACCGTAGAGTCCAACA